CGTGCTAGAAACACTAGGTGCTCCTACATTCACGGTAGTTCTAGATTTAGGTACCGTTCTAAAAATGACCTTCTGAAGCGCTTCTCTCACATCAGGATTAAATTCTGAGATTTCTCTCTCTTTATCCTGATCTAACAAAAACTGAGAAGCAGCTTTTTTGGTCATAGCTTCCGGCAATTCAACAAACATAGTGTCTGTATTTTCTTTCGCCGTAAGTTTCTTAATGCGAGAAACCATATCGTTTCCGAACCTAGCCTTAGTTTGGCCGTGTTCAGTAACAGAATAGCCTGCATATTTAAATAGTTGTTCAGTCATAACATCTCCATTTAATTAACTATACTCATATTATAGACTCTTGTTAACCAAGAGTCAACCTTTTATAGGACCAAAAGAGCAATTATCTTGCTAACCTTTGTAAAGCATTTTTCTTGTTATACTCGAAGCCTTTTCTATAACAGTAATATTCAAAATCACCATGTACATCTTCAGCATCCATATCCCAAGCAAGAGCTTGTCTAAAGTCTTTTGCTCCAATATTAACTAAATCAGCAAGTTCCTTATGGAAGTCGTTCCAGTTATTTGTCTTCATCTTAAGCTCTTCCTCATATTGAGCATTAGCTTGATCAACAAGTTCATCTAACCTGACTTTGAGTTCTTCAACAGAATAGTCGTTGAACAATCCTCTTGGCCTAAAGCCATAAGCGTCTTTGTAAGCATCGCTTATATAAGTAAGTAATTGTTCCTTTTCCGTTAAATCTTCCCAAGCTGTCATCTAATTTCCTTTACTTTTTTATTTAATATACCGTTATTATGCACTCTTACGGACCATAAGTCAAGCATTTTTTCAAAAGATTTTGTGTTGTATATCAATAACTTAGAATTTATTTTTCTGATAAATCAAGTGATTCGTTGTTCTTTTTGATGTATTTCCCTGGATTTCCGTACCAAATCTCCCCAGGTGGGACAGATTCCCTTAATACTGTATTAGCACCAATAACTGAGGAATGCCCTATATCTACCCCTGGCATTAGGGTTACATTGATCCCTATAAGTACATTGTCGCCTATTGTACCCCCAGGTTCTTTAATGTTGGTAGCGTACTTCTCTGGCCCTTTGTGGACCTTATTTGTTTGGAAAAAAGATGCTGACATTACTACATTATTACCTATAACCGCATCCTGTGTGATACCACATAAGGAACCTATAATACAATTATCACCTATTTTAGCTCGTTCTCTGACGTCTCCACCAAACCCTGATATAGTAGTATTTTGACCTATTACTACATCATTTCTTAACCAAACATAATGTCCTATTTTAGAACCTTTACCGATTTCCACACCTCGGTCAATAACACAAAAAGGTCCTATTTCAACACCGACCCCTATATGTGTATCTTTATCTACCCAGGCTGTTGGGTGGATACTTCTTCCAGTTCTTCTTCTGTCTTCCATTGTAACTTAACTCCTCGTCTAGTTAACTCATTAATCATTTTGCCACGATGCTTTTTCTTTCCTTTGTTAATAGCATCTATTATTTCTTCTGTGGGTGTTTGCTTGAGATAATAATGTTTCCACCTCCACCTAGACGTTGCTCGTCCTGTTGTTTTATGTTTGATATATTCTTTTACTGATGGTTTAAACTTTGGTGGCATTTTATCTCTCCATTTTATTTATTAATAATAATCTCCTTGCATTCGTTAAAGGTAATATCAAACATACTAAATTTTAATAATACTCTTTCTTGTGAATGTTCTGGTACTCCATGTCTTTTTTGTGTATCTATTAATGCACATTTATAATTTATTAAACCTACATCTTCAAATTCTATAGGTCCTGATTCTTCTGTCAATACAATATTTACTGCTGATAATGTTCCTGTATCTGCGTGCATTGGAACAGCAGTATTTGCTTCTTGTTTGTAATATCTAGGTCTAATATCTTGTGAGCCAAAAAGCTCTCTTAGTTGATCCTTTACTTTATTAACTTCCGGTCCTTCTACTACAACATGGCCTAATAACCATGTGGGTGGATTATGAAACCAATGACCCTCAGGTATTTTGCTGACACCTTGTTGTTCAGGACCTAGGTCATTAAATGGGTGGAAATTCACAGACTCCATTTCACTAATTAATTTATCTTTGTCGTAAGTTAAATTAATATCATATATGTAATCACTTCTTTCCATTCTTTAGTTTTTCAATCTCACTTCCATTCTTTTCAATATTTGCATCTTGCATAGCATCAATTAATTTTTGTGCTCTTTCCTGGTCTGTATCTCTATGCAAATCTGGATCAACAATTTTCTCTAGTTTTAAATATTCTATCCTAGTATTCGGAACATACCTCCATGTATATCCATCATCTCCATATACTCCAAAAACTGTTTCTGATAATCCTATTTTAACTATTAATGCAGGTTGGCCATCAAGTAATACTTTATCACCTTCTTGGAATGCAGGGTTGAAACGGAACTTTGCTCCTTTAACAAAAGAGCCAGCCCAATCACGAATTGATAGACCTACTATCAAGGTAAGTAAAAACCCTATGAACTCTACATAGTATGATGATAATTCTATTGTTGGCATTTCTTACTCTTTCTTACCGTGGTCTGTAGATGTACTGTTTACATATAGTCCAAACCAAGCTGCTCCAGCTCCTACAATAACACTAACTAAAGCAGACTGTTCTGCTATAGGTGCTGGTAGAGCCATGAACCATGTTACCACTTTAAACAGTAAATAGATGTACATACTTATAAATGCACGAGGAAATAACCTCCATCTACTAAAATACTCTGGTGCAATCCAAATCCAACCTCTGTCGTCAGGTGCGCTCCACCAAGGTTTGGCATCTGTTGCTTCTGGTTCGTCTCCAGGTATTTGTGCTTTTAGTTCTTCGTATTCTGCTAAACTAATTTCTACAAAATTTTCTCTTTTATCTGGCATAATAACCTCCTAATATAATAACATATTTATATAGGATTAGAACTTAATGTCAGAGTATTTGTCGTCGCCTTTGCCACGATCAAATACAGGAATATCTATATTAGCATCTGTTAAATTTTGTTGTGCTGAAGCTTCTAAATCATATAATTTCATTTTAGCTCTATCAACACCTATCATAAATCTTTTGTTTCTTGTAGGATCAGCATATCTGTTTTTCAATTGTTTAATCATAAACTGCCCTAACTGTTCTAATTCTTCTGTACTAATAATAGCAAACATTAAGTCTGCTGTAGCAGGCAAACCAAAACTTTCTGAGGTGTCTGTTAAATCTACATCACTGCTATTATAACCACCTCTTGTTGTCTGTGTAGCACTAAAAATAGGAACATCTTGTTCTACTGCCAACCCTCTAAGTTCTTCTGCAATACTTTTAATAACTGTATAAGAATTAGCACTACTACCTGGCCTGAACCTAGAACTTGTACATATATTCAAATAATCTATGAATATAATATCTGGAAAGAAACTTCTTTTAAGTTTCAATTCATTAATCAATGCCTTAAAGTGTCCTGCATGTGCAGATGCCGTAGGATATTCTTTAACAATTAATCTACCTTCTATCTTATCATTAATTTTCTTTACCCTATCTTCAAACATAGGTTTAGATAAGTCTTTTAAATCCATAATAGGAATATTCATTAAGTTAGCATCCACTCTCTCTGCTATTCTTTCTTCTGACATTTCTAGGGTAATATATAACACATTTTTACCCTTAGCGATGTTAGCAGACGCCATATGACACATAAACAGGGATTTACCTACACCAGTACCCGCTAATGCTATATTTAATGTTTTATTAGATAAACCACCCTCTGTTATCTTATTAAACATATCCAAATCAAACTCTACTTTTTCTTCTAACCTATGATAGAAGTCAAACCTTTTATCAGCATCTTCAATAAAGTCATGACCTACATTAGTATCAAAACCTACACTCAATGCCTCAGATAAAATACTAGGCAAAGCATCTGTAGACATATCTTTCTTTTTGCCATCTATAATTTGGATACTTTCCATAACACCCAAATACAATGCTTTATCTTTACAGAACTTTTCTGTTTCGTCTACTAACCAATTCTTATCTACTTCATCGCCATTTAATGTATTAATAACTTCCATACATTTAGCATGACTGTCTTCATTTAAAGTTTTATCATCATTTATTGCTAACAGGATTGCTTGTTTACTAGGTGGGTTATTATATTTTTCTACAAAGTCATAGATAACTTTGAAGACTGTCTTGTCTTCAAAGGCCATAAAATAATCTGGTTTTAAGAATGGAATAACTTTTCTTACATAGTCATCATCCTTAATTAAATTTTCTAATATTACTTGTTCAATCCTGTTCTTCATCTGGAATAAATTTCCCATCTCCATTAAATTTTACATAATCAGTATAAACTTCTTTTACGCAGGGCATACATATATAAACTTCTTGTTCTTCGCTGTGGAAACAATATGCTTTATCTTTTTTTAGATCTAGTTTGTCTCCACATCTATCACACTTTTTCGTATTCTTCTTGAATATCATCGTCTGATACTTCTTCCCCTACCATTTCTACTGAACCTATAGTATATCTTTTCTGTATCCAGTCAGTAAATGATTTTTGCTGTAAAATAGGCAACCAAAAGTCTTTAGTCTGTGTATCTTTTAGTCTTACCTTTGCCTCAGGAATTATCTCACCTGTTTCAGGATCTGACTTCTGATACCAACCATTACTAGGTTTAATTACATGTCCAGACTCTAATGCCATTTCTAACAAACCAGACCATTTATGTATGCCTTTCTCCCAAGACACTTCTACAGGAATTTTAGATTTCTCTCTAACAAACCTAGACTTTTCTACATTAATTACAAATTCATAACCTGTAA